AAGGCGTCTGGGTATCTGCTAAGTCAATACCTGGACGTGCTTTTTATTTTGAGACGTATTTGCCAGAGTATGCTGCAATGTACGATAAACTGCCCATCAGTGCTTTTGTAACACGTCCTGAGACTCCTGATCCTGACTTAGATCTACCCAATCTTCAATTCTGGAATTGTATGGACTATGGAGTTGTTGCAGTTCAAAAGCAATTTATTGGATCGATGGACTATGAATGCTATACACGCGACTTTGGACCTCAAAAAGGCACATATGTCTGCACTTTAGACAACTATCATCAAGATCCAGATGTCATTGACTATGCAACAAGCGAAAATCCAGCAGAACATAAGTCACATAACCTGATTGAACTGCAAAATGGACAGTTTGCACTCTATCCTAACAACAGAATTCGCATTTATGATAACAGTTTAACACCTAAAGAACCTAAAACACCTGATTTTAAGGTCTCTACTCGCTACTATCAGGTCGAAAACAGTTATGAACGACTTGCAATGGGCAATGAGGATGAATATTTTTGGAAAACAGCACAAGAACGGGATAGCAACCCCGTAAAAAGTTCTGATTTTAACGAATCAGGAGCACAAAATGACCAAACAAGTCGATAAAGATGAAAATTTCATGAAAAATGAGTGGGGAACTCAGTATTTGTCGGGTGAATATGGTTGGGAGACTAAAATTCAGAAGCCAAAAATGCTTCGTGAGATTGCAAATGATGATTTGACACCTAAAAAACATGATTTTTATCATCAAAATGAAATTCATGAAAAAATTCGCAATGATGAAGACTATGATGACTGGGAATATGGGACTGAACCTCTCTATGAATCCAAAAATCCTTAATAAATAAGGTAGAATTATAGTATTCGATGCCTCTAGAAAGGGTTAGTCAAGGGTTTAAAGACATTAGTATGACTTTTCAGATTAACCCTCTGAATAGTGACTTAATTGCACTCAAAAATGAAACTGCAATTGCACGTTCTATACGAAATATTGTATTCACTCTTCCTGGAGAAAAATTCTTTAACCCTATTTTTGGATCTAGAGTAAGTAGATTATTATTTGAAAATATTGATGAGATATCAGCATCAAATATTAGGGATGAAATTGCAACATCCATTGTAAATTTTGAACCAAGAGTAGAATTAAAAAATGTTGAAGTATTTCCTGACTATGATAATAATGCATTCAATACAGTAATCATATACAATATAGTAGGAATCGACTCTCCTTCACAAGAATTACAATTTATTTTGCAACCAACTAGATAAAATGCCACTAGTAAACTTTTCAAATCTTGATTTCGATCAGATAAAAACTACTCTTAAAGATTATTTAAAGTCTAACTCTAACTTCACTGATTATGACTTTGAAGGGTCCAACCTCTCTACAATTATTGATGTTCTGGCATATAACACTTATATCACTTCATACAATGCGAATATGGTTGCAAATGAAGTGTTTATCGATAGCGCAACACTTCGAGAAAATGTTGTTGCACTTGCAAGAAATATTGGTTATATTCCTAAGTCAAAAAAAGCAGCAAGAGGATCCGTTAGTTTCTTTATTGACACATCAAATATTACTCCCCCACCATCTATAATCACTCTTAGGAAAGGTCCAGTCGCTACAACATCTGGATCTTTTGGAAATCAATCTTTTGTTTTTTCGATTCTAGAAGATGTTACTGCACCCGTCATTAATGGAATCGCATCTTTTGATGATCTTAAAATTTATGAAGGAAATTTGTTAACATCAAATTTTACTTACACTTCAAGAAATCCATATCAAAGATTCATACTTCCAAACGCTGGTATTGATACTGATTTAATTTCTGTTAATGTAAAATCAAACGAAACCTCTACATCTCAAGTTAATTATATTTTGCAAGATAGTTTACTTGAAGTAAAATCAGACTCAAAGGTTTACTATCTTCAAGAGATTGAAGATGAAAGATACGAACTACTATTTGGTGACGGTATATTTGGGAAAAAATTAGAAGAAGGAAATTATATTACCGCAAACTATATCGTAACAAATGGAGATAGTGCAAATGGGATAAGTCAATTTACATTTGCGGGCAAACTCAATTATACTAGAAATTCTGTTGAATATACAGTTACTTCTGGTATTTCTCTACTCACGACTGGTTTAATCGCATCAGGTGGGGAGAGGATTGAATCTATCGATTCAATTAAAAAGTTTGCACCTCGTATATACGCATCTCAAAATAGAGTTTTAACTGCAGACGACTATGAAACTCTCATACCAGCAAAAATTTATCCAGAGACAGAATCAATTTCTGTTTTTGGTGGAGAGGAACTTATTCCACCACAATATGGAAAAGTGTTTATTAGTATCAAACCAAGACTAGGTGATTTTCTTCCAAATTTAATTAAAGAAAATATTAAACTTAAACTTAAAAAATATGCAGTCGCTGGAATTGTGCCAGAAATTCTTGACTTAAAATATCTTTATTTGGAGGTTAGTTCAAAAGTTTATTACAATACCAATCTAGCCCCCTCCTCAGAGTTTGTTTCAACAGTTGTCCAAAATAATACATCTCAATATTCAGAATCATCAGAACTAAACAAATACGGTGCTAGATTTAAATATAGTAAGTTTTTGAAAATCATTGATAACAGTCATGAGTCTGTGACTTCAAATATCACCACAATTCAAATGAGGAGAGATATAAGAGTAGCATTAAATACCATTGCAGAATATCAAATTGGATTTGGAAATGAATTTCATATTAAGAACATGAGTGGTTACAATATTAAATCAAGTGCTTTTAGAATTGCTGGAATTCAACAAAATGTTTATCTGTCTGACATACCAGATACAAACAGAGTAACTGGGTCTCTTTTCTTCTTTACAGTCCCATCACCGAATTCCACAAGCCCAACAGTCATAAGAAGAAATGTTGGAAGAATTGATTATAAAAAAGGGATCATAACTTTAAATCCAGTTAACGTTCAGGGAGGAAAAATAAAAGATGGACAAACAATCATAGAAATTTCAACCTCTCCACTTTCTAATGATGTTGTAGGATTACAGGACTTATATTTACAACTAGATATTAGTAATAGCATTTTTGATATGATCGTAGATAACATCTCATCTGGACTGGATCCATCGGCATCCACTTACATATCATCCTCAAGTTATGCAAACGGACTCCTTGTTCGTCCTGGAGGATTAGTAGAGGTATCTACATCTGTAACTGGAACTGTAACTGGAACTCCAACCACATCAACCACATCAACTACATCAACCACATCATCTCCATCTGTGGCCGCTGGAACTTATTCAGCACCAACAACATCATCTGGTTCATCTGGTTCATCTGGTTCATCTGGTTCATCTGGTTCATCTGGTTCATCTGGATACTAATCAAGAGTAAAATAATAAAATGTCAGAAAAAAGAATTCAATTTAGCAATGTAGTTCAAAACCAACTTCCCTCTTATATCAGAGAGGAGTTTCCTTTAATATCAGAATTTTTAAAACAATACTACATTTCTCAAGAATTTCAGGCAGCTCCAATCGATCTTATTAATAACATTGATCAATACATCAAATTAAATGAAACTACAAATTTATCAGATAGTGTAATATTATCAAATGATCTAGAATTTGGATCTACAACAATCAATGTTGATCTACGTCAATCTCCAAGTGGAACCAAGGGATTTCCAAACTCATATGGACTTTTGAAGATTAATGATGAAATTATCACATATACTGGAATCACAACTAGTAGTTTTACTGGGTGTGTCAGAGGTTTTAGTGGCATAACAACTTATGTTACTAATACCAAACCAGAGGAATTGACGTTTTTATCTTCAAATTCTGCAGAACATCAGGGTAGCGAATATAGTTCAACCAATGATTTAGTTAAAAAGGGAGATGAAATAAAAAATCTAAGTGTTTTATTTTTAAAAGAATTTTTGATTAAGTTAAAAAAACAATTTCTACCAGGATTAGATAATAGAACGCTATCGAATCAATTAAATCAAAATCTTTTCATAAAACAGTCTAAAGATTTTTACTCAACTAGAGGAACTGATAGATCTTTTGAAATTTTATTTAAATCATTGTATAATGAAGATGTAAAAGTTATTAGACCTAGTGACTATCTTTTTACACCTTCATCTGCAAATTATCAAATTGTAAAAAATCTAGTTGTAGAGGCAATAGAGGGAGATCCGCTAAAACTTGAAAACAGCACGTTAAAACAAAACAAATACAATAATTTATTTGAGAAAGCATATGCACCAATAGGGAATGTTGTAA